TGAAGTGGTACTGGACCAAGGGCCCGGGGCTCGCGAAGTGGACGACGAGCCCGCATCCGTGGACTGCCCTGTACACGCACCTGGTCAAGTACCTCACGCCCGAGGTGGCGAAGAAGACCGCCTCTCAGTGGTTCCACGACACTCTCGGCTACTGGCCGGGAACGCCGCACGTCGGCATCGTTCCGGTACGGAAGTGAGGCGACCATGGCTACTGACGAGGATGTCACTGCTGCCCGTGAGGAGCTGGAGACCGCGATCAAGCGCTGGCTTCGCGTGAAGGCCGCCACCCCCGAGGTCGACGACGACGACATGACGCTCACCGATGACCCGGTTCTGCTGGGGTGGATCACGATCGCCACCTACACCAGCACCGGTCTTGAGCAGATCGAGTCGACCGCGACCGCATACGAATGCGGGAGCTCGCAGCCCGCGCCCTTCAGCCGCGGCATCGCGATGTCCGGCGTCGACCGATGGACGGACAACTAGATGCCGAACTGGGCAAGCAGCACGCGCCGTGACACGCTGCCATCCGACTGGCCGCAGCGTGTCGCCTACGTGCTCCGCCGAGACCACCACGTCTGCCAGCACGTCCGTGAGGACACCGGCCGGAAGTGCGGCCGGCGCGCTCGAGACGTCGACCACCGCATTCGCCCTGCCGATGGCGGCACCGACGATCCGTCGAACCTTCAAGCGCTGTGCGGCTGGCACCACGACCAGAAGAGCGGGCGTGAGGGCGGGGTCGCGTCTGGCCGGGCACGGCGGGCGAAGCGCGATGCCGCCGCTCCGATCCACCCTGGACTCGTCAGAAGCCCTGACGAGCTCGAACCTCCACCCTTCTGACCTGGGGGGTGGGGGACCCCCTCCCCCCGGTCATGGCCTAGACCGCTTCGCGTTCTGCTGCTCGCGATGCGCAGGGGTCTGGGGGGTATGGACGTCCGACGCGGTGAGGACCGCGAGCCCGCTCAGCGACTGGGATCGCTCGGGCGATCGAGGGTGCACGTGGAGCGTGCGCCGAACACGCCACGTCCGCGCGCCGTCACGGCGCCCGGACATCCGACACGGAGGTAAGTCCATGGCAGGTCGAGGACCCGTCGGGAACGAGAAGCACACTCGAGCTCGCAACGACAAGGAGTCGGTCAAGCTCGTCGCCGACGGCCGGAAGCGCGGCTACCAGCTGCCCCCGCTGTACCGCAGCGACAAGAGCGGCAAGCGGGTCCGCATCAGCTGGCACCCTCGCACCGTCGCGTGGTGGAACCACTGGCGCGAGTCTCCCCAGGCGATCCGGATGATGACGAACCCCGACTGGGACTTCCTGCTCGACACCGCGCTGATGCATCACGAGATGTGGACGAACGGTCGCTGGGAGCTCGCCGCCGAGGTGCGCCTTCGCGTGCAGAAGTTCGGCGCCACGCCGGAGGACCGCTCGCGCCTTCGGGTCGAGATCGGCGTGCAGCTGCCGACCGACACGAACAAGCCTTCGCCCGTGGTCGGCAACGTCGTCTCCATCGATGACCGCCGAGCCCGCCTCACCGGCACCGACTGATGCCGCGGCGGCTGATCACCGCCGACCAGCACAGCAGAGAACGCTCCCTCGGATGGCTCGCCGTCTGGTGGATGGAGACCTTTACCGTCCACGGCCCCGGCGACATCGTCGGCCAGCCAACACGATTCGGTGACGAGTACACAGGCTTCATCGTCGACGCGTACGCCGTCGACGACACCGGACGTCGCCTGTACGACTCCGCCTTCCTCTCCCGCCCCAAGGGCTGCGACAAGTCGGGCCTCGCGGGAAAGTTCTCTCTGTTCGAAGCCTTCGGGCCCGCCCGCTTCAGCGGGTGGGCGCAGGGCGGCGAGACCTACGAGTTCCTCGGTCAGGTGTACACCTACCGTCGCGGCGAGCCGATGGGCCGCACGGTCACCGCGCCCATGGTGCGCATCCTCGCGACGGAGGAAGAACAGACCGGCAACACGTACGGCACGATCTACCACAACCTCACCTCGAGCGAGTCTCCGCTGTTCTCGCTTCAGGCGTGGGGAGTGATCGCCGGGCTGTCCCAGGTCGTCATCCCCGGCGGCGGGATGATCAAGCGATCGACCTCGGGCGCATCATCCAAGGACGGCGGCCTGGAGACGTTCGTCGTCTTCGACGAAACCCACCTGTACAACACCCCGCAGCTGCGGGAGATGTACAACGTCGTCCGCGACAACCTCGGCAAGCGAGCAGCGAACGCCGAGCCATGGTTCATCGAGACCACGACGATGTTCGCCCCCGGGGAAGAGTCGGTCGCGGAGAAGACGTTCGCGTACGCCGACGCGATCGAGGAGAAGCGTGCGCGCCGCACGCGACTGCTGTTCGACCACCGCTGGGGCGAGGTGAAGGACCTCGCCGACGAGGCAGCCCTCGCGGAGGCCTTCCGGGAGGCGTATGGCGACGCGATCGAGTGGAACCCGGTCGAGGCGCTCATCGACAAGGCCTACGACCCTCGCCAACCCGAGGACCGCACCCGGCGGATGCGGTTGAACACGATCACCGGTGCCCGCAACGCCTGGCTGCAGCCGCACCAGCTCGACTCGCGCCTTCTGTCTACCCTCCGCCGCACACACACGGGCGAATGGACCTGGACCAGGCCGTGGAAGGGTGAGCGGATCACGCTCGGCTTCGACGGCGCACTGACCTCCGACGCCACCGCGCTGGTCGCCTGCCGGCTCTCCGACATGCACATCTTCCCACTCCTCATCGAGGAGATCCCGGACGGACCCGAGGCGGCGGACTGGGAGGTGGACCGCGATCGCGTGGACGCGGCCGTCGCGGGCGCCTTCGAACGGTTCGACGTCGTCGGCTTCTACGCGGACCCGCCTTTCTGGCAGGACTTCGTCGGGGTCTGGGATCGCGAGTTCGGGGACCAGCTCGCCGTGAAGTCGTCGGGCAAGTCCGCCATCGGATGGTGGACCAAGCGCGACTTCCAGATGGCGGAGGCCCTCGCCGAGCTCCACCTCGCGATCGCCGTCGGTGGCGTGTCCCTGGACGACGAGTCACCGCTCGGGAAGCGCATGATCCGCCACTTTCGCAACGCACGGAGTACGCAGCGGCGCGGCGGGACCGTCATCACCAAAGAGACGAAGAACTCGCCTCGGAAGATCGACGCCGCGATGGCCGGCACGCTCGCGTTCAAGGCCGCTACCGACTACCTGGCACGGAAGCCGAAGCCGAAGCCGAGCACGTCTCGAGTTCCCGTGCGGGTCAGATGAGGAGGTCCGGGCATGCTCACCGAAACCGCCACTCCCGGCACCGACGACTGGTGGCTCATGCAGCTCGCGTCAGACTTCGGCGCCGACCTTCCGAGGCTGCATGAGCTCAAGTCTCACTTCGACGGGACGAACGCGCTGCCCGACGACGTCGACGCGGGAGTGCGCGTCGCGTATCAGCGGTTCCTTCGGCTCTCGCGGCTGAACATGGCGGAGCTGATCGTCACCGCCCGCACCAACCGGATGAAGCCGCTCGGCTTCCGAACGGCGGCGCCCGGCGACGACATCGGCGACGCCGCGGCGTGGACGATGTGGAAGCGCAACGGCATGAAGGTCGGTGCCCGCGACTTCACCATCGACGCCGGCATCTACGGGTCGGCGTACCTCACGACCACCGGCCCGAGCACCCCGGACCCGTCCGCACAGCCGCTGATCATCCGCTCGAACGGCTTCACCACCGTCACCCGACAGTCCGTGCTCTCCCCGATGCTCGCCGAGGCGGCGCTCACCGTCGGGTGGGACCTGATCAGTGGTGCCGACGTGCTCACCCTCTTCCGCCCCGGCTACATGCGGCAGGCGGTGCGCGGTGCCCGTACGTCGTCCGTTCCCAGCAACGGGACGGTGTGGTCGCCCGGGCGCGGCTGGTCGTGGGTGTCGGATCCGATCCCGCTCGGATACACCGCCGACGTGCCCGTCTTCCGACTGGCAGGTCAGGGCGACAAGGGCATGTTCGAGAAGCACATCGACTCGCTGCAGCGCATCTCGACGACCATCCGCGAGCGTCTCACGATTACCGCGATGCAGGCGTTCCGTCAGCGAGCTATCAAGGGTGACCTTCCGGACGTGTACCCCCCCGATGATCTCCGTGCGGGTCAGAAGATCAATTACGAGGAGATCTTCCGTGCCGGCCCGGCCGCGCTGTGGAGGCTGCCAACCGGCCTCGACCTGTGGGAGTCCACTCCGACCGACATCTCCGCGATCCTGACGGCAACGAAAGACGACACCCGCCATCTCGCGGCCGCAACCTCGACACCGCTCTACATCCTCTCGCCCGATGCGGCGAACGGATCCGCGGAAGGCGCGTCACTCGCTCGAGAGGCGCTGACGTTCTCCGTCGAAGACTGGATCGACCGGGCAGAGATCCCGATCACGAGGGCCTTGGGGACGGGGTTCGCCGCGCAGGGCGACCCGGTCCGCGCGGCGGTCGGGGATATCGAGATCATCTGGGCGCCAGCGGACCGCTCCTCGATCATCGAACGCTCCATGGCTGCCTCACAGGCCAAGACCGGCGGCCTGTCGCAGCGCATGATCAACGAGAAGATCTTCCAGCTCACCCCCTCCGAGATGCAGCAGGAGGAGCAGAACAAGTCCAACGAGGCGTTCGCCGCGGCGGTAAGCGGTGGCTGACCCGATCGCGACGGCAGTGACGGCGCAGGCCAAGCTCGCCACGAAGAGCGCGGCGACCCTGCTTCGTCAGATCGTCGCACTGTGGGCAGCGCTGGGGCCATCGCAGTGGTGGAACGACGATCTCGTCGCCGGCAACGCCGCGGCGTCGGCGACCCTCGCCGACGCCGCGCTCGCGCACACGCGGCGCACGGAGCGATCGTTCCAGACGGCGGTCATGCGGCGGATGGATGTGAGTCCCCGCACGCTCCCGCCCCTGACCGACGGCTACCCGCGCGCCAACGTCACCCCGTTCGAGGTGTATCAGCGGCCGGCGAAAGAGCTCCGGTTCCTCCAAGCGCAGGGCCTCAGCTTCGACGAAGCGCACCAGCGCGCCACCCGGCGAGCTCAGAACCTCGTCGACGCCGACCTCCGCCGCGCACGGTTCGATGAAAGCCGATCGCTCTACTCGAGCACGGCGATGATCGTCGCCACCCGACGCGTCATCCACCCTGAGCTCTCCCAGTCGGGGACCTGCGGGCTCTGCATCGTCGCGGCCAGCCAGGTGTACGGGACCTCGGAACTCCAAGGGCTCCACGACGGGTGCAACTGCACACAACTGCCGGTAACGGGGAAGTCCGATCCGGGCCTCACCCTGAACCGCAACGACCTCGACGAGATCTACGCGGCCGCCGGCGGGAACGATGCCGGCGCGCTGCTCAACACCCGCATCCAGGTTGTCGAGCATGGCGAGCTCGGACCCGTCCTGATCAAGCAGGGCGATCACTTCCGTACCCCGGAAGAGGCCGGCCTGCCCTCGTTCGTCCCGTCGACGCCGGAGACGATCCGTGCTGCCCGCGCGGCCGAGCTGGAACAGATCACGACCGCTCTTCCGATCGCGGAAGCGAACTACGCGCAGCTCATCAAGACGGTCGAACCCGGCCAAGGCGAGGCGCTGCAGCTCTGGCTCGCAGCACAGCGCATGCGTGACCGTGTGCGCTCACTGCAGATCTGGCTGAGCACGCACTAACCCGCGAGGGCACGTCACGTGCTCCCCGCATCCGACACGGAGAAAGGACCCACCATGCAACTCTTCAACACCCTCGGCTGCCGCGCCGGCGCCGCCCCCTGGCTGCGCTTCTTCGCCCCGGCCGATGACGACCTCGGCGGCGGCAGCGGAGGAGACGGCGGCGACCAGCTCGGATTCCCCACCGAGACCCCGCTCGAGCAGATGACCCCCGAGCAGCAGATCGCCTACTGGAAGCACAACTCCCGCAAGCACGAGAAGGCTGCCAAGGCCCGGGCCGACTACGACCAGCTGAAGGCAGACTCCGACGAGCTCCAGAGGCTGAAGCAGGAGAACCAGAGCGAGCACGAGAAGGAACTCGCCGCGGCGCGCGACGACGCCCGCCGTGAGGGCGAGAACATCGGCGCCGCCCGCTACCTGCTCGACGCGATCAAGGGCCGATTCCAGGCCCTCACCGCGAAGAACGAGGCCGAGACCACCGCGATCTTCGCTCACGTCGACCCGGCGACCTTCGTCCTCGCCGACGGCTCCATCGACCAGGACGCACTCAAGACCTACGCCGAGACCTTCGTCACGAAGGACCCCGGCGGAAATGAGGACCCCGTGAAGAAGGCCCTCGAACGCCAGCGTCAGGCCGGCGGCGGACAGGGCGGATCGATCTCCGAGATCCGCAAGGCGCGTCGGGAGAAGCTCCTCCCGACGAGCAACTAACCAACCATCCCAATCCGAAAGGAACCCACAGTGGATCTGAACACCACCGTGTCCTCGACGGGTGGCCGTGACCTGACGTGGCTCGCAAGCGACCACGGCATCTCCAACGGTCAGCCGCGGACGCTCGATGTGTCGAAGTTCGTCTCCGGCACGCACTACGACGCCACCACCAAGGTGCTCTTCTCCGGCATCGGCCTCGCGAAGATCACCGCATCCGGCCTGTACGGCCCGTACGACACCACCGCGAACGACGGCCGGCAGACCGCACTCGACGGCTTCACGCTGTTCGAGGAGCCGCTCCTGCTGCCCAACGGCAGCCTGTCCACCGCGGTCGCCGTGGCCGTCGTGCTGCACGCGATCATCAAGCCCGCCAACCTGCCGATCGCGGCCCAGCGAGTCGGAGGCGCCTCCGACGTCTCCGCCGCGACCACCGCCGGCAAGTACATCTTCGAGAGCTGAGGACCACCATGGCATACAGCAGCACCTTCCGAACGGCAGCGCAGTTGACCCCGCTCGCCCGGGCCGCCTGCGACGCGCTGCTCAGCACGTTCCAGCTTCCGCGGTTCCTTCCGGACGTCGACAACTTCGGTCTGTCGTACGACTTCGACGTGAACTCGCTGCAGCTCACCGAGGCGGCCACGTTCCGCGCCTACGACACCGAGGCACCGTTCGGACGGACGCCCGGCTCCCAGGGCCGGCAGGGCAAGCTCCCGCCCATCTCCCGCAAGCTCCGCGTCTCCGAGTTCGACCAGCTGTCGCTGTACGGGCAGATGGACGCGATCGGCACGAAGTTCGAGGACTACGCGGAGCGGATCGGCGCCCAGATCGGCGCACGCATCGCGTACGCGCAGGGACAGGCGGTCGACACCGGCAAGATCACCATCCAGGAGGGCAAGCTCGTCTTCACGATCGACTTCGGTCGCGACGCGGGCAACACCGTCACGGCAGGCACCCTGTGGTCGACGGTGAGCGCTCCCGCGCTCACCGACCTCACGTCCTGGCGGAACGCGTACGTCCTCATCAACGGGTACGCGCCCGCCGTGGCGATGATGTCCACCGCGGTGATCTCGGCCCTGCAGAAGAACCAGTCCATCATCGCCGCGGCGACCGGACTGGCAGCGGCGAACATCCCGGCGATCATCTCGCAGGACCAGGTGCGTGCCGTGTTCGCCTCATACGGCTTCGGTCGCATCCAGATCAACGACGACCAGGTCGTCTACAACCGGGCCAACACCCGCATCATCCCGTCGAACAAGCTCGTGTGGCTGCCGGAGTCCGGCGGGATCACACTCGGTGGCGCCGGCGGCACGCTGGGCTCCACCCAGTGGGGCATCCCCGCGGAGGCGATCAACACCGCGTACGGCATCGACGGCGCCGACATGCCCGGCATCTTTGCCGGCGCATTCCATGACGATGATCCCGAGGGTCACAACATCCTCGGATCCGCGATCGCCCTGCCGATCCTCTCGGCCGCGAACGCGACGTTCACGGCGGCGGTGCTCTGATGACCGATCGGATCGCCGCAACCGCCGTCCACGTCCACACGGAGGACGGTTCGTCCGTCGTGTTCGCGGCTGGCGAGAGCGTGCCCAAATGGGCACAGAAGCTCATCACCAACGACGCCGTGTACGCGACAGTCGAGACGCCCGAGACGCCCGAGACGGCGGACGCCGGCACCTCGTCGGCGGCCGGCGACGGAAGCTCGTCGACGCGCGAGTACGAGTCGCTCACCGTCGACGGCCTGAAGGAGCTCCTCAAGACCCGAGAGCTCCCGCAGACCGGAAACAAGGAGGAGCTGGTCACCCGCCTGCGCGAGGCCGACGCGGAAGCGGCGCGCTCGAGCAGCGGCGCGGGCGACCAGACCGACCAGGAGGACTAACCGATGGCCATCCCGGATGTCACCTTCGATGACGTTGACAAGCGTTACCTCGAAGGCGACCTCGCCTCCCGACAGGATCAGGTGAAGGTCGAAACACAGATCCAGGATGCCGCCGACTTCGCCCGCAGCCGCTGGCGAGCTCAGATCGAATCTCGGCTCGCCAGCGGACTGCTGACGGAGAACCTCTACAAGCGGGTCATCGCCGACGCCGTGCTGCGCGTCGTGCGGAACCCCGAGGGATACCAGAACGAGAGCGACGGCGGCTACTCGTACGGCCTGCGCGCGCAGGTCGCATCGGGAAACCTCTGGTTCACCGAGGACGACGTCGCGACGCTGGCTGGCGTCTTGACGCAGTCCCTCCCGGGCACGATCGGTATCGCACTGGACCGCGGGTGGCGATGACATGTCGCTGCTCAGCCGGCCACGCCACATCGCATCCGTTCAGCCCTACACGGCCGAGGAAGGTCGCATCGGTCAGAAGGAGTACTCGCCGACAGGCGACG